AAATATCTCAAAGAAGAAAAAGGAGTTTGCAACCATAGATGATATTTGGAATGAAATCAAACTTATTACTGAAAGCACAAAATTTAGTATTGGTCAGCAACTATTCTATTTATTACCACTATTTGCAAATCCTATTTATATTCTTAATGATGGATATTTTAACCTAATAAATGAATATCATTATGTTACTGAATATAATATTCCATTAGGTAATAATTTAGATGATACAGATGCAGATAAATTAGTAATGTTTAACATTATAAAAAATGAAATAGGACTTGCATTAAAACACAAAGCTGAGAAAAAAAATGGCAACTCAAAAAGTTAATATAGATATACAAACAAAGGGAGCAAAGAAAAGTAAGGAAGAACTTTCTGGATTAAATAGTGCGATTAGTAAAGTAGGTAAAGCTGCTGGAATTGCATCTGCTGCTTACTTTGGAGCAAAGGGATTAATTAGTGCGTTTTCATCTGTTATAGAGGCATCTGCTAGGCAAGAAGCGGCAGAAAAAGCCTTAGAAGTTGCATTAGGTAGAACTTCACAATCTTTATTAAACCAAGCCTCTGCCTTACAGCAAGTTACAACCGCTGGAGATGAATCAATAATAGAGCAACAAGCTTTCCTTGCTTCTTTAAAATTCACAGAGGATCAAATAAAAACTATTATACCAGTTGCATTAGATTTATCAGCAGCAACAGGGATTAGTTTAGAATCTGCTGTAAGAAACACAAGTAAAACTTTTTCTGGATTAGCTGGTGAACTTGGTGAACTTGTACCACAATTAAGAGATTTAACACAAGAAGAAATGAAGGCTGGAAAAGCAGTTGAAGTTCTTGGAAACTTATTTGAAGGACAAGCCTCTAAACAAACTGAAACATTAGCCGGATCAATTCAACAAATGTCTAATGCTGTTGGAGATGCAGCAGAATCAATAGGAAGTTTACTAGCCCCAACAGTAATAAGAGTTGCAGATGGTATAAAATTTTTAGCAGAAGGAGTAGGAACTTTAATATCAAGATTTAAAGATTTTGGAAAAGAGGTTGATATTTTAATTGAAGGTCCAAATTTAGCAAAAATTCAAATAGATAATTTTAGAGAATCAATAAAAAATTTATCTGTTGTAGAAATAGAACAAATGTTAAACGCTTTAAATAAGCAAAATAGTGCTTTGACTATGGTTGCAACCGCAACTAAATCTGTGATGACAATGGGTACTTTACAAGCTGAATCAGATCAAGTACAAATTGAAAAAGCAGAAATATTATTTGAAAGACATAAAGAACTTATAAGTCAACAAGGTTTATCAAAAGAAATGAAAACAGATCTTATTGATTTACAGCAAAGAGAAATTGATACGACTCAAGAATTTATAAATCATCTTGATTCATTAACAGCTAAAGAGAAAATGTCTAATGAAGAAAGATTAGCAAATAGAAGGCAATTTAGTGAACTAATGAGTCAAATGTTTGCATCTGATTTTGATAGCCAAAGATTAAATTTAGGAAAACAAATAACAGCTTTCAGAGAGGCTGGGGTTTTAGAGGCTGATATAGCAAGATTTACAGCAGAGCAAAAGAAACAAATAAGGGTTAATGAAATAGAATTTCAAGCTAGTTCTATATCTCAACTTATAGGGGGATTAGGTCAATTAAATGAAGCTAGTGCTGGATCAGCTAAAGTAAATGCTAGACTTGCACAAGTTCAAGCAATTATTGATACTTACGCCGGAGCAAATAAAGCATTTGCACAGGGTGGGGTTTTTGGCTTTGCTACTGGTGCAGCAATAATAGCATCTGGATTAGCAAATGTTTTAACTATCTCCAGAAATATAGGTGATTTAGAAAAGTTTAATACTGGTGGGATAGTTCCGGGTACAGGGAATACAGATTCAGTTCCGGCTTTACTTACTCCGGGAGAAGTTATTTTAAATCAAGCACAGCAACAAAATGTAGCACAAGGATTAGGCGGTGGTATAAATATAGAGATAAATGCCCCTCTTGTAGATGAAACTGTAATTGATACAATAATACCAGCTATACAAAAAGCACAAAAGTTAAATCTTGCCTAATGCCATTTACTTCTGATATAAAAAAATCTAATATAAAAGAAAACTGGCTTTTTGAATTAGAGTATTATAATGGAGATACTGGTGGAGATGGTGGCGGTGGTTTTGGTCAAATATTTTTAAGTAATGGAACAACAGCATTATTAACAGCAGAAGCCTTAGATACATCTGAAACAACTATAACACTTGATACAAATACAATGTTTGAAATCGGTGATTTTATAAAAATTGATAGTGAAATAATGGAAGTAACTTCTGTAATAGTTGGAGAAAGTTCAAGCGTAGATATAACAGTAATAAGAGGAGCATTAAACACTACAGCAGCAACTCATAATAATAATAGTACAGTTTTTTGGAATAATTATTTGGGGTTAGCTTTTTCTGATATTGTTTATAATAAAAGATTATACAAGGGGGCAGTATTAAATAATCCATCTTTAAGAGAAAGCATTGACTTATATTCTTCAACCTCAAAGAGATCAAACATATCTATTCAGATACCAGATTTTGAATTTAAAGGCTTACCAATTAGCCAAGAATTAAATAAAACTCATCAATATATAAATAGGACTTGTTCAATTTATTCTATTGTAAATGATTCAGCTAGGGTTAAGATCGGATCATTTAGAGTTTCATCAATATCAACAAATGGCAAAACAATAAATATTAATATGGCTACCTTTCAGCCTTGGGATAATTTAAAAGTTCCAAATGTAAAGGTCGAAACTACTGGAAGATATTTTCCCCTAGTTTATGGAGATTATACTGGTGTAGCTAGTTCTTTTGCATCTCCAGCATATATTGATACAATGCCAAATACTTTGTTCCCTGTTGAAGTGGATTCAACTTCATTTTATTTCTTTTGCCCTATTCACGAAGATATAGGTTCAACTGGTACACGATTAAGAGTTTATGAAAATGGATTTAATAAATTTACACCATTAGAAGTAAAGTTTGATGCAGAAAGTTATCGAGGTGGATTTGCATTAAAAGCAGAAACAAATCTAAGAAGAAGTTTTAAATTTAAACCTATCGGAACAATATCAACTGATTTTGTAAACCCAACAAATATATTTGATGCAACTGTAGATCATGGTGATAGTAATTCTTTTGGTACTTTGAACTTTGGGAGTGTAGGATCAACAACAACAAATTCATCTGATAATACTCAACCGATTGTATTAAATAAAGATACAACTTTTGAAATACCAGCTTTTGATGATCCGCCAGATAAAACTTCTACATCTGATAATCATGGATTGACTTTTGAGATTGTATGGAATATGATAAATTTTTTTGCTGAAACAACTGATCCAAATGAGTTTCAATATAATAGAGTAACAGCTATTGATTTATCTGTGCCGGGATCAGAAACAACACTTACAAATGGATTATATACATCAGATTCTTCTGCATCTCAATCAGCACCGGGAGAAACAACAACAACAAGGACATCCTCTAAAGATATGGCTACGCTTTACAGTTCAAGCGGTGGATTTCCAGATGGTATAAAACTTAGATATAAAAGGGAAGCGTTTTCAACATCTGGATCAACTGATGTATCAATTCACCATGATACTGATGCAAATGTTTTAAAATTATATGATTTTAGATTTAAAGCAACTTTTGCAGTTGATAGATTTAATTTAGTATCTGATGGTAATGAAAGGATTAAAAATGTAAAATACCTATATTCTAATTCAGATGGATTTCAGCATGGCATTACAGGATTATCTGGAACAGCAGATTCTATAAATGATGCTCACTTAGATTTATTAAATAGATTTTGCGATTTAGATGTCCCAACAAATCCCAATACAGATTTAGAAGGTTGGAGTGCTTTGCATACAGTTAGGAATAATTGGTATCTTCGTTGGTGGTGTCATAGCCCAAAAGATTTAGGAAATATATTAGAACAGATGCAGTTTGAAGGATGTTTTATTTTTAGATACAGATATGATGGTGAGCCTCAATATATCCATATACCTAATTCACCTAGTTCTGTTCTACAACTAAGCAAGAATGATATAAGTGATATTAATTTATATTTATCTGATCCAAATGATATAGTCACAAAGATGAGCGTAAACTTTGACGTTCATCCAGAATTAAGAACATATCAATTTAATGTTACATCTTCAAACACTAATTCAATTACAAAGTATAATATTCAATCAAAAGAGAATGTTAGAAATATAGATTTAGATATGTTAGTTGCACAAATTGGAGATAGCAACCCAGTAGGTGAAGATAAGAACGATAATTTTTTAGCTTATCAAAATGCTCTATTTGGCGATATTTTTTTGAATGTAGAGTTTGATATAGTTAATCCAAGTAAGTGGGTAGATTCAAGCCTTAACCCCATAGAAGTTGGTGATATAATAGATTTTGATAATAGTAATATGTTTCCAGAAACTCCAATGGGATTTAACAATGCAAGTTGGAGCAGTTTAAATTTTGTTATTTTAGAAATGAAAAGAACAGTAGGAAAGGTATCAGTTAAAGCAAGGAGTGTTTGATGGCAAATAATGATGTAAAAATACCAAAATTCTATCCAGATATAATAAATCATTTAATGGCTACTGGTACTGCTCAAGATGGTAATTTTGATTTAATGAGTGGAACAGATTTAATAAGTTCTTTAAATGCTGGAAGTGAAGCAGAGTTGTTTGATATGAACCCACTCAATCAAGTTCATTTTGAAACTTCTGCTAGTTCTTCAATTAGAGCAGATCATGTTCTTTTAAACATAAATACAGGCGGAGATTATACAATAGATTTTGTTGCAATATTAAATCATAATCTTAATAGCTGTAATGGCAAATTTAGAATAGCCCATGCTGCAACTGCTGGAGCGATAGATAGCGTAGCAGAAATGGAAGATGGAACTGCAACAAGAGTAAATAATGTAACAGAAGTAGTAAATGGTGATAGTATAAGTAATAATATAGTGATCCCAGCAGAAAATGGGTCAACCATTGTAACTTTTGATGCAAATGATGCTCAATACTGGGGTATTCAATTTGAAGGGAATACAAGTTTTGACTCTTCAAATGATTTAAAAATAGGTTGTGTTTTGCTTGGTGAATCTTATCAATTACCTCATGCTGATTTAAATGTAAAAAGAACAATAGTCTATGATGGTGTGAATTTACAGGAATCTCTAGGCGGTCAAAGATATACAGTATCAACTCAAACTGGTAAACAATTTGTAAACTCTAATTCAAAATCACCATTTGTTAGGGCAACAAATCAAGCCAGAGTTTATAACGGTAGATTAGGATATGAGTTTTCTGCATCTTATCTAAATTCTAGTGATGTTATGCCTCCAGATTATTCTCAAGTTGTAGCGAATGAAACAACAGATAGCGTTGTTGCTGATCTTTATAATAGAACATTAGGAAACAGAATACCCTTCTGTTTTACTACTGATTCAACAAGTACAAGTGAAGCAGATTATATATTTGCAAGATTTGTAGAAAATAGCATCGAAATGACTCAAGTCGCTTATACAATGTATAATGTATCTTTTAAAATAGAAGAAGAGTATTAAGGGGCATACTAGCCCCTTATAAGAGGCTAAATAACAAGTACAAGTATAAGTTTTTATATATTATATATATGTGAAAAAATAAATTTAAAAAACTCTTTGACATTTAATATTTTGTGTTTATACTTAGGGGAGATGATAGATAACTTAAACAACAAATTTAGCGATACCTCGGTGATAAGCCTACCATACCTATCATCTCCAACCGGGGTATCTGCTACTAATGGAGATGATAAAATGAAAATTACAGTAAATATAAATACAAATTGTGAATTTATACAAAATGGAGTTTATGATGATTCAGGTAACTTTATAGTTGATGAGACTAGACCATTAGATTTATATGAATTAGATCTTTTAATGGATCAAGTAAAACAATCTGTCATTGAACTTGCAAGCACTAAATTTGATTATAACAACGCATTAAGAGCATCAAATGGTGAGTTAGTTGGTAATGTAAAAATACAATCTAAAAAGTTATTAGGAGGCAAGTAATGGAAAGTAAATTACAATTTAAAACAAAAGTAGTTCCTAAATATGATAGACAAGATTTTTGGTTTCCTTGTTATACAGCTTGGGATTATGATAAAGATATTGATATTGTAATATCAAAACTGCATGGAACTTGGAGAGTTGGAATTTATAGAGAAAATATTGATTGGCAACCTCACCCAGATAGAGGTGGATATGTTGGAGCATTTAAGACTTTATCAAAGGCAAAAGAAATAATTAATGATGTTTTAACAAATAGCGATTTAAATTATTATTTAAAAGGGGGCAAGTAATGGGTAAGATAAAAAACCTAGTAATTGAATTAGGTGAATATGGTGCTAAGAAATATCTAGAAGAAATTAGGGAACAAATTAAGAGGAAGAAAAAAAATGGAAAAAAATGATTTATTTGAAAGGTATGAAAGTTTTCTTTATTATCTTATGAAAAAAACAGAATATGAAAAAGATAAAAACTTAAATGAAGATAAGTATATAATTAAATTACTCACCCTTAGAAATAGTATCCTTAGAGAAATAAATATGTTAAATATATATAATGAAACTGAAAATGCTAAAAAAAATATTTGTGAAAATTGCAACAATGAAAATTTAATTCAATATTGCAACAGTTGTAGTGATGAGGATATAGTAAGGGAATTAAACTGATGAAAGTACCAAAAACAATAATACTAGAAAAGCCAGAAAATATGAGTACAGTACGATTCAAACTTATAACAGAAAGGATCGTAAAAGACCTAGAAGAATTGGGAGTTAAAGTTGAAAGATCAAGTACCTCATAACTTCCCTTATCATGCAGAAATAAGGTATGAATCTGAAAGAGGGTTTAACTATGTTTCTGCATTAGGGGAATCATTAATAGATTTAATTGAAGATATTAAATTTCAGTTAAATAATTACGCTCATAGATTGCCAGAGTTAGAAGTAGTTTATGAATTGCCAAACACAAAAAGAAAAGATATTACTGACAAAGTAAGATCGTTATTAGGAGATGATAATGGATAAATTAGAATTATGGCTAATGACATTTGTATTTTATTTTATTAAAGTTGCACCCTATATTGTAGTTGCAGCCTTAATGAATTTAATTATTCAGCTAATAATCTTTATTTATTAATGTATAAAGCAGAAATAAATGAAATTTTTAGGCTTCTTAAAATGTCTATTAATACAAGTTTAAAAATATTAACTGAATTAAAAGAACTTCAAATAGCAATAAATACAGTATATGATGGAGTTGAGGATAGATTTACAAACAAGATTAAAAAGTATAATAAAAAAAATAAAATTATGACTATTAAGGATGTTTGTAAATATTCGACTCTGTCAATGTCTACTATAAGAAGGGCAATTAAAACAAAAGAATTAAAATATACTAGCGGTGGTGGAAAGTATTTATTTACAAAAAAATCAGTTGATAGCTGGTTAAGGGGGAGAAATGCAAGATACAAGTAGATTAGCATATAGGCAAATTCAAAGCGAAGGGATTGCAGCGACACAAAAAGAAATCATTTATAATCTTTGTATAGATTATCCAGATGGTTTGAGTTTAAGGGAAATAGTTAATAAAACAGATATAGATATAAATGCGGTATCTGGGAGAGTGAACGATCTTAAAAAAGATGGTTTATTAACAACAATAGAAAAAAGAAAATGTAATATTACTGGCAGATTAATCAATCCGGTTATTACATCAAATTAGGGAGTCAATTATGGCATTTTTGCAAATTAAAAAAGATTATCATTTAGATAAACCTCTTATAGTTCGATTGGACCAAGATCCAATTGATGTAAGGGGTGAAAAAAATAGATTTGATAATCTTGAATTTAAAATACTAGCTACAAACTTAGGTGAAGATTATGATGCAGCACCTTATGGAGACAAAGAACCTTTCACGATAAGAAAGGGAGATCAGTTTGATTTAGTTATGTCTAGCACCTTGCATAAAAAAATAAATGATTATGAGAAAGGTGAGGCGGTACATATTGAACTAACAAAACAAAATGAAAGATTATTTTGGAAGGTACAAGTCGCTGGTGATGTTTTAATTAAAGAACATAAAGAGAATCCTCCTAGTAAAGATAGATCATTAGATATTAAATGGGGAATGGCTTTTAATAATGCTACAAGGTTGGCTTGTTCTAGTAATATTAATAACTCTACAAAAGATAAGGTTGAATTAATTGCTGAAATAATGCCTAGAATGTTTCAGATCGCTTGTACAATGGAAACAGCTTTAAAAGACTCAAAAGAGGAAGAAGATGCTCCATTCTAAGTATAAATTAACACAAGCATATTTAATTAAATTTTATGATGATTTAGTTAAAAAGGGCAAAGTTAAAGAAGGCGGTTATGCTCACAAAAGACTCAAAGAACTTGTATTAAAAAAACACTTTGAAAAAACATCAAAGAAATAATCTTAATAAAATACTTCGTGAGTTAGTTATGAAAAGGGATAAGTGTTGTCTTAAATGCGGAAAAAATACTTCCTTGCACATGAGCCACATTTATCCCAAGGGTCGATATAGAAAGATGCAGTTTGACCCAGATAATGTAAAAGCATTATGTTTAGGCTGCCATTTATATTGGTGGCATAAACACCCCATAGAGGCTAAGGAATGGGCGGTAAAAGCATTAGGTAGGGCAAGGCTTAACAGATTGAAAAAAAGAGCAAATACAATAGATAAAACACTTTGGAATTATGAAGAAATTAAAATTAAATTAGAAAAACAAATTAAGGAGATGAAATGATAAGTAAACAAGAAGAATTAAAACACAGCGTAATTTTATTACAAGATGCGACAAAAACATTATTTCAAAAATTAAAACATAAAAAATTTAAAAAGAGAACATTGGTTCAAATAGAGTCTGCATTTATGGATTTAATAGGTGTTATTACTACTAGTACTTTTGATGATTTTGATGAGTATCAACTATATGTTAAGCGTGTAAAAAGAGAAATACATGGGCATATTGAAGATATGAAAAAAAAGTTTATGGCTTAAAATGGCTAAAAGATTTACAGATACCGAGAAATGGAAAAAATATTGGTTTAGAACACTAAGCAACGATCATAAAGTATTCTGGTTTTATTTGTTAGATAACTGCGATCATGCTGGAATCTGGGAAGTAGATTTCGAGTTAGCAGATTATTTTTGCAAGGGAGTAAATGAGCAAGAAATAAGATCAATATTCAAGAAACAATTTATAGAGTTTGATAATAAAAAACGCTGGTTTATCAGAGATTTTTTAGATTTTCAATATGGTGATCTTAAAGAAACTAACAGGATGCACAAATCAGTAATTACTAGATTACAAAAATACAACTTAATTAAATATATGGGGCATATAAGCCCCTTAGATGGGGCTAAAGAAAAAGAACAAGTACAAGATAAAGATAAAGTAAAAGAAAAAATAAAAAAAAGAGAAGAAAAATTCTGTTTAGAAGCGTTTTCATTTGTAGATTCTAAAGGCTATGATAAATTAGAAATAGGTAAATTTATTAACTTCTGGACTGAAAAAAATAAATCCGGGTCAAAAATGAAGTTTGAGATGCAACAAACTTTTGATATTTCCAGAAGGTTAGCTAGGTGGATGTCTAATATAAAAGAATGGAAGATAGACAAACCTAAACAAGTAGAACAGTTTAAGAAAACTAAAACTGGTTTATATATTGCATACTGTCAAAAATGCGGAACAAAAAATTATCCAAATGAGTACCAGCTTAAACAGCAAAGTTGTTGCGGTGTTGATTTCTTGCCAAGTAAACCAGAACCAGATAAACATAATCAACCAGAACTAGATGCAAAGATAATAGCAAAGGTTTTTAATTAATGGACTTTTTTAAAGAATTTGATAGAAGAAGAGATGTCGCTTATCAAACAAAAGAAGTATTAAAAGTATCAGATGCCAAAGCAGCAGATAATGATATTTACTATTGTACAAAATGCAAAAGATGCTGGGAAATAAATTATATTGCTTTTAAAAACAGGAAAGATCGAGACAAGGAACAAAGTAGTTATCTAAATTATTATTGTGATTTTCCTACTTATGGAAAGAAACGAAAAATTTGCAAATGGTGTAAATGATGACTTGCCCTCATTGTTACAATACTGATGTTAAGAAGTATGGATATAGATATAACAAAGGTATTGCAACTTCTAGGGTTTACAAATGTAAAAGATGTAATAAAAGATTTAGTCAATTATTTGAAGATAGGGCAAAGGAATATCACGATCAGATGCCTAATATACTTATCTTTGATATAGAAACCAGTTTAATGGAAGTTTATGTATGGGGATTATATAAACAGTTTATTTCTCATAATAACATTATTAAAGATAAAAATGGTGAATTTAAAAGTTGGTTTATGTTATCCTATGCTGCAAAATGGCTTTATGATGATAATATACTTAGCGACATAGTAACACCAGAAGAGGCAAGAAATCGGGATGATAAAAGAATACTAGAAAGCATCTGGTTATTATTAGAAAGAGCAGATATTGTAATTGCTCATAATGGAGATAGATTTGATCTTAGAAAGATAAATGCTAGGTTTATAAGTAATGATATTAAACCCCCTACAAGTTTTAGGACTATTGACACCCTAAAAGTAACAAGAAGGAATTTTGCATTTGAAAGTTATAAACAAGATTTTTTAACTAAAAAATTCAAACTGCAAGAAAAAAAAGAAACTGGTGGAATTGATTTATGGATAGAAGTTCAACAGGGAAACCAGAAAGCAATAGATAAAATGCTTGATTATAATATCCATGATGTAAAAGGCTTAGAAGATTTATATTTAAAGATAAGACCTTATATTAAAAATCATCCAAATTTAGGGGTTATGTTAGATGAAGATGTTTGCCCTAATTGTGGATCGCCAAATCTAGAAGAAACTAATTCTGAATATTTTACTTCTGCAAATAGATTTCCGGTTTTTAGATGTTCTGATTGCAAAACACCATATATACGACATAAGAAAAATTCAAGTACACGATCAACTAATATAAGAAGTGTACCAACATAATGCCCTCAAAACTAGATAATTATTTGGAATGTTTGATGACAAACTCTAGTGTGGTTGGCTACCAAGAGGGCAAAATTTAAATGAAAATATTAAACTTATATGCTTGTTTAGGCGGTAATCGCTATAAGTGGGGAGATAAACATGAGATAACTGCTGTTGAATTGGATGAAGAAGCCTCAAAATGTTATCAAGAAAGATTTCCAAATGACAAAGTAATAGTAGCAGATGCTCACCAGTATTTGTTAGATCATTATAAAGAGTATGATTTTATTTGGTCATCTCCACCATGTCCAACACACAGCAGGATCAATATTAGTCAATACACTCGCTCAAATTATAAAATGAAATATCCAGAAATGGGTTTATATCAAGAAATAATTTTTTTAAAACATTATTTTACTGGAAAGTATTGTGTTGAAAATGTGATTCCCTTTTATGATTTATTAATACCCGGTCAAAAAAGAGGAAGGCATATATATTGGACTAATTTTACTTTGCCTGGCATTTTAACAAAAAGAAAGAATCCAGATTTAAGTAGGACTCCAGACTTAATAAATGTTTTATCAAAGTTCCATGATTATGATTTTTACAAATATAAAGGGAAACAAAGTAGAGCAAAAATGGCTAGAAATTTAGTTGATTATGAAGCTGGCAAAGTTATATTAGATACAGCTATGGGAATAGAAAAAAAAATGAATATAAAACAAGTTTCATTATATTAAAAAAGGAGAGTGATATGAGATATTATTTTGAAGCATTATTTAGTACAGAGTACTTTCCTTATTGGGAATTTACAATTCTTTGTGTTTTAATAATGAACTTATCCATGATTATAAGATTGCATAGAATTGAAAAAAAAATAAATGGGAGCAAAAAATGATATTTACATTAGATATATATGAATGGATAGTTAATTTTTTATTTTTAGGAATGGCAGTTGCAATATGGATAATTCCACTTTCATTATGCTTTTGCTGCCTAGTTTATTGTTTAAATAAATATACAAATATATGAGGCGTAAATGATCCAAAAAACCGAACCTTGTCCTTTGTGCGGAAAGGATGAAACCAGTTATGAAAGAACATTAGCAGATAAAAGGGAACAAGAAAATTACATGAAGGCTTTTATGGCTGGTAGAGAATCAATAGGGTTACTTTCAAAAAGAGAAAACCAGATATTCAATTACTTTTTTAGGGAAGGAATAAGAGACTTTAAAAAAATAGCTAGGCTTTTATCTATTAAACCCTATACAGTTGAAACTTTTTATGATAGAGCCATGAACAAAATACTAACACTTGAATTTGAGATATGAAGGTAGATATGTTTTTTAAATTAGCTGATGAATTATTAGATGAATGTAAAGAAATCCAGATATTAAAAGGTCGTGAGTATTGCATTGATGATGGTACTGATTCAGTTGATAAATTTGAAAACTTTAAAAGCATAGGCAAAAGATTAAAACTTGATCCTAAAATAATATTGATGGTTTATTTACTTAAACACATAGATAGTATTACAACCTTTGTATTATATGGGAAGGAAGGAACAGAAGGAACAAAGGGAAGAATACAGGACTCTATTAATTATCTTACCATGCTACATGGATTAATAAAGGAAGAAAAAGAAGAAGCTTTATTAGTTAATGTCCTAAAAAAATAAATTGTAATATTTCTTGTATCTTAAATTTTACTGTTTTATATTAAGTCATTAATTAACTAATTATTATGGAGATGATAATGAATTACACTAAAACACAATTTAATAACTTAATAGAAACAATGTCTTACAAGTTTGGTTTACATCCAGATGAGTTAAATTTTGGAGAATGGACTAATGACAGCCTTTATGCTTTAAAAGATATAAGCCTTGTAGAGGATATTCTTAATTCTTTAAATAATGAGATGTATAAAAAAGAAGAATATGAAGAAAACTATAAGGTTAGACTTGCTCCAGCTTTTTGGGCGGAAGATGAATATATAGATTATATTGTTAATGATTGTATAGATACCGAAGCTAAAAGATATATAAAACTTCCAATATTTAAAGGAAAAATACATAAAATGTTTTTAGATTTTGTTGATCCTATGATTTATTCTTTAGGTGAAAAACTATTTAATAATATTATTAAATTTAGACATGGAAGAGTAAAAGACATTAAATTTAAAACAGATTATGTAGTATACTAAATCCAACAATACTTTAACTTATAAGAAATTAAGCCACTATTTTGTAGTGGCTTTTTTGTATATATAGAGGGATGATCTCCCTTACTCGCAATTTAATTTAATAGGTGTGCGATAGAATGGAACAAGATCAAGGCTTTGTCGGCAAAGCAAATAACAATGAAGTTCCGGACATTATGGAGAATACTCTAAATGTTGAACTTGTAGGAATTAAGAACTTAAAAACTACTCATAATTGGCGGTTAGAATTTGATGTCTTTGAAATGGACAGCAGTAAAGTAAAAAACTTAATGGATAAGATTAATACAGCTTTAGTAATGGTGCTTGTAGAAAATGGATAAACAAACGCTCAATAAACGCCAGAACCATAAACCAAATGGAGATTTTGCAAAAGGCAATAAGATAGGTAATAGATGGAAGAAAGGACAATCTGGTAATCCAAATGGAAGAAGAAACGCATATACTGATTTAATAAAAGAATTTAGTTTTACAAAGGTAGGCGATAAAGAGAGAAGAGATATTATTGTTAATAAACTTTTTCAATTAGCAGAAAGAGGAGATTTAAATAGTATTAAGTTTATTGTAGAAAGATTAGAAGGCAAGTCTAGGGAGACTAGGGAAGTAACTCATAAAACAGAACCGATCCAGATAATGAGTATTGATTAATGGCTAGTATATCAGCGGCAGTAAGAAAAAGATTAACAGGACTAGCTAGAAAGAATAAAATTATGCCTTCATCATTATTAAAAGTATATAGAAGGGGATTAGGTGCAGCGGTTGGTTCTGGAACAAGACCCGGACAAACTCCAAGCAGTTGGGCAAATGCTAGAGTTAATTCATTTATAAAGATAGTAAAAAGAAGAAAAGCAATTAAACATGATCCGGACTTAGTAAGAAAAGAGCGAAAGCGAAGATGAAGGTTAGAAGAGTTGCAAAAGATAAAAGATTTAAGAGTGTGCCAAAAAAATATCTATCTGGCGTTAAAGGGAGCAAACGATCGCAGAGAGGTAGAGACTTGGCAAGGATGCAGCGATTATATAAAGCTGGTAAGAAAGTTCCCAAAAGTTTGATGAAAAGAGTATTTGGATAATTGGACAGTAGACAAGAAAAGAAGAGAAGTATTATCTCATCCAGCAAAGCGAAAAGTTCTGGTAGCTGGTCGAAGATTTGGCAAATCTTTTTTAAGTATAATATGGATGCTTACAAGAAAGATAGAACAGAACGAAAGAAGATGGATAATTACACCTACTTACAGGCAAGGCAAGACAACAACATGGAAACTGTTAAGGGCTGTATTTAGAAATTATGATGCACAAGTTAATGAATCTGAATTACTGGTTAGACTTCCTAATGGAGCAGAGATTGCAATTAAAGGGGCAGAGCAAGAAAATAACCTCAGAGGTGCTGGCTTAAATATGGTGTGTATGGAAGAATATAGTTATATAAAGCCTCATGTATGGGAAGAAATAATCTACCCTATGTTAACCACTACAAATGGAGATGCTTTATTTATAGGCACACCAAATGGGTACGACCATTTATACGATGCTTATTTAAAAGGACAGAGCAACGATCCAGAATGGAAGTCATGGCAATATACCACGCTTGATGGTGGATTTGTACCAGAAGAAGAAATAAAAAAAGCTAAATCAATGATGGATGAAAGGGCTTTTAAAACAGAGTTTTTAGCCTCGTTTGAAACGACAGGCAACAGGGCAGCGTATAACTTTGATAGATCAATCCATGTAAAGAAAGCAGAACAAATATCAAGTAATATTTTCTGGTCAATGGATTTTAATATACTTGGGTCAGTTTGTTTAGCTTGTGAATATACAGATGGAACAATCCACTTCTTTGATGAAATAAGACTACCAAACTCTAATACTCAAATGATGGCTAACGAAATGAAGAAGGTTGCCCCATATATACCAGTATATCCGGATGCAACAGGATCAGCCAGATCAACTACAAGCAACAGATCAGATCATCAAATATTAAGAGATAATGGATTTAGAGTTATATCTAAGAAAGCAAATCCTTCTGTTATAGATAGGCTGAACGCTCTTAATAGAATGTTGAAAGATGCAAATGGGAAAGTCAGAATGACAATAGACCCAAAATGTACAAACTTAATAAAAGATTTAGAACAAACTCAAAGAACAAATGATGGGCGAATTGATAAAAGAGACGAAAAAAGAAGCCATTTCCTTGATGCTTGTTCATATTATATCGCTTACAAACATTCTTTAATTAATCGCAGCCCTGTAAGCATAGGAATTTAAAGATGGAATTTCATGATAAAATAACTATACCAAATCTAGGAAAGATGGCAGTAATGGATTCTGTAAGAAAAGCAGAAGATATGGTCTTAGAAGATGAGTATGCAAAGAAACAAACTGCTCTTGATTTTTATTATAATAGAAATATAGATGCTCACATATCGCCTTACTTTCCCGGTCATACATTAAGCCAGATACCCACTACATTTCTTAGGATATTGCCAAGATTTGCAAGAAGTAGAATGTTATTATACAAGCGACCACCAAGAAGATTTATAAATGGTGAAATGGCTGATGAATACTTAGAGTTTACTTATCATTTAGATAGTACGCTTAGAACAGCATCAGAGTTAGCTTGGACTTTAGGGATGATTCATGTTAGAAGTAAGTGGAACGAAAGAAAACAGCGTATAGAATATGATATACTTCCTAATGTAAAAGAATACTATTATGAAGGGGAGACTTTTCCTTTTGGTTATTCTTATGAGATCGGTAAAGATGCACAAGGCAATAGGCAGTTTTATTTCTTTAGTGAAGAAAGAGATGGAGAACCGGGATTACATTTTATATTTACCTCTGATGAAAAGATTAAAGAAGTTGAGGGTAATCCAGAGATGATTAACATTTATGGCATTAATCCTATTTCTCGTATCATGTTCCCTTATTCTGCAAGTGATGTCGTAAGATGTGCAATTAACTCTAGTATTGCATTTACAGAAATTATGTTAGCGATTAGATACCAAACTGGATCGCCTGTTATGACCGGGATAGATACAGAAATACCTAATATCAAATTTGGAATAGATCGCTTAATCAGTTTACCAGAAGGGGCAAACCTTTCATATATTGCTCCGCCTTCTAATATACCAGCGATGATACAAGGTATTAAAGAATATTTAACGATTACAGCCCAGAACCATAGTTTAAGCATCAACTTTGCACAAGGCACAAGCCCACCTTCCGGAATAGCATTAAAGATTATGAACTTAGAAAATGAAGAAGCTAGAGAGGCTGATATACCATTATTTAAAGAGTTTGAAGAAATGCGGTATGAAATAGATAGAAGAATATTAGAGGTACATACTGGCAGAGTTTTTGATGAGTCTTATGCTGTTGATTTTGAAGAAAGCCAGATGCCTTTAGAATGGAATCAAGAGAAAGACAAACTCCAGTTTATGTTAGATAATAACCTAATGACTAAAAGAGATTTATATAAGTTCTTTAATCCAGATATTACTCAAGAAGAATTAGAATCAAAGTTTGAAGAAATAGAAGAAGAGCAGATAGTAGAGCAAGTAACAGAACAGCCTCAACAACCTCAAAGCATATTAGATGGGTTATTAGGTGAGTAGTTTCGTAGATAAATATTATGATGATCTTGCAGCGATCAAAACAGAGTTAGTTAGTAAGGTGAATAGATTACTTCCAAGATTAGAAACCTTATCAGAAACTCAACTAATTGAGTTGTCTAAGTCATTAGATTTCTTTCAAGAGGCTAAGAGATTAGGATATGATAATATCGCAAAAGAATTTGAAGCTGGTATAAATAAAGAAGTTGCGGCAACCTTAAAGAAAGCTGGGCAGTTTGGAGTAAGTCTTGGTGATTTAAATTTAGAATCTTTGCAGTTGATTATGGATTTAGAACTAGAATCTATTGTATCTGAAAATAAAGCATTAGCTAATCAATTAAAAAAAGAAGTCTTTAGGGGATTAGTTACAGGCGAGTCAATTAACAGTATTGCTGAAAGAATAGAAACAGAATTTTCTGGAACAGCTAGGATCGCACAATCAAGAGTAGCTACAAATGATGCAGTTAGTAAACTATTTAGAACTGCAACACAAAAAGCATTTGAGGGAGATGAGCAACAAAGATTTAAGTATATCGGAGCAAATGATGATAAGGTAAGAGATATATGCAGAGCAGTATTAGATAACCCTCAAAATAATAAGGGGTTTACATTTGCAGAGATAGAAGCCTTTACTCCGATTGATGGAAAGAAAGTCACCTTTACAGAAGGTGGAAAGTATAATTGTAGACATGAGTTTGTACCAGTATGAGATTAGATAGGGCATTGAATTTTACCCCAAAGTTATGGGATCAAGTAGGGCAGTTTGTAAGAGGTGCAATTAAACAAGATGCCCTTAGAGGTATAATGCAAGATGACAAAAGACCCAAGCTAAGATCAAATCAATATAAGAAGTATAAAAAAAATGATATGAGAAGATTTGGTAGAGGTAAGTCAAAAATTGGTAGAGGTACAAGATTAGGTAGCCGATTAGATTTAAAGAATGGTGAAAAATTTGAAAGTAAACACCCAAAGTACGATTTATCTGATATTTCTTTAAACAAAGATGTATCAAAGGTAAATCTGCATTTAACTGGTGATATGTTTAAACAAGTACAAGTTAAGAGTACCTCTAATTCTTCCAGAATCACCTTTTTACAGGGAAAAAAAGTTTTAGGCAATAAAAGACATGGCTATAATGTTTTTGGACTAAGAAACAAGAATAGAAAAAATGCCCTAAGATTTCTAGATAGAACCATAGAAAGGAATCTAGAAAAAGAAACAAGTAAACCTATCACTTTGAAGATAGGGAAAAGATAACTCATACAAGAGGTTAAAATGATAGAAGAAAGTCAAGAAGTTCTAGACGAAAAAACAGAACAAACTCCAGAGCCAGAGGTAAAAGATGCTCCCATCAATGAAGTTCCTTATTCTCGCTTTAAGGAAGTAATAGATGATAAAAATACAATGAAAGCTGAACTTGATGCTCTTAAACACCAAGTGTTGAAGGAAGCAGAAGAAAGAAAGCTAAAAGAGATGGAATCGAAAGGCGAATATGAATCTGCTCTTAGTATGGTTCGAGAAGAATCAGTGAAGAAAGATACGATGATAAATGAAATGAAATCTCAATTAGAAATCTATCAAGCACAAGAGCAAACAAAGAGAGAGATGCTTTTAGATAAACTAAGCGACGAAGATAAAGCGATATATGGATCACTAGATAATAATGCTCTAGAGGCTCATATAACTCGCAATAGTAATAAAACAGTTCCATCAGTTGGCAACGCTCAACCAGCAGAAACACAAGGGTATAAAAACCTTGTAGATGCTGCAAGAGATTTCCAAAAGGGAAAAATAGATGAATCAATCTACAATAGGATCAAAAATGCCTTTAGAGCTAACCAAGCCTAAACAAGCAACTAACTTGCATGGATTTGAAGATCCTACAAAGGGAAGAGTAACTTCTTCTAATACAATGGAGGGAATGAGGTATCAGTTAGATGGTAAAGAAGTTCCTTTTGAAGATGGCTTTGCTCTGTCAGTCGGTAGAGATAAAACACCTTCTAAGATACGTTCATCTTTTTCTCATATTAGCCAAGAACAATGGGATAGAATATTTAATAAAAAATAGGAGTCAATTATGGCAGCCGGAGATACAGGGAATTTTGCTGGATCGTTGCAAGAAGTTCTTGCAGATTCAATGATTCACTTTTCAAAAGCAAATGTATTATTACCATTAGTGATGGTAGAACAAAGAGACAAAGCAGATACAATAACCTTTCCAGTTTATAACTTAGGATCAAACGTAGTGACAAGTGCAGATATTGCTTCGCACACTCAAAGCGATTCTAGTGATATTGGAGCAACTCAACTAGATTCTGTTAAAAAAACTGTTACCTTATCTATGTCCTCAATTAGAGTACCGGTAGCAGATGAAGCAGTCCTATCAAATGCAAATGACGTTACAGGAATTGCTGGTCAGCTAGTAGGAAACGCTATGGCGGCTTTCGTAGATAAGAGCATTGCAGCCAACTTTGATAATTTTTCTACAGCGGTTGATGGTTCAAGTGCTGGAATAAAAGTAGATCATATTTTTACAGCTTTAGGAACATTACAAGCTAATGCAGCCCCCGCTCCATATAGCTTATGTCACAATCCTAAAGCGATATACGGGACTCTGGGATTATCAAATGATTTAGTTACATCTAATCAATTTGGTGGATCACCTTCTTCTCAAGATGATATGCTTAAAACTGGATTTTTAGGAACTTTGGCTGGTGTTGATATATACACTACTCCAGAAGTTGCTATAGCTAGCGATGTTGCAAAGGGTGCTGTTTTTTCAAAAATGGCTATTGGATTTGCCTATGCTGGTGAATTAATGAGGGTTGAAGTTGAAAGAGATGCAAAGAAACTAAAGACAGATTACATTGGTAGTATCTTTAGCGGAAGTGTTGAACTAGCAGATACCTATGGCATTGAATTAACAGATAAAGTTCAATAATAACTAAAAAAATGGTTGTGGGGTGGTTTATTCCACCCCCTTCCATAGATAACTATGGCACTAAATAATAATACAATACTAAAAGAATATTTTGCAGATTTAGCTGGAGTTAGTTCAAGCGGTAAAACTTTTAATACTTGTTTGAGATTGGGATTAGAGGCTGCTGGTTATAGTGGTTCATTAAATAGTATGTTAAGAGCATGGGGAAACGCTACAGCCGGAACAAGCAATCTTTCAGTAAACTCTGCTTTAAAATTAGCATTTGCAACAGCAGTAGGATCAACTCAATCAAGTTTAGCTGGATTAATTGGTGATTTTGCTGGTGAATCCCCAAACTGGGAAGCATCATTTCAATCATGGAATTTAGAGCAAAGAAAATGGAACTTAATAGATTAAATAACCTCTAGGATAAGACTAGAAAGCATAATCATGGAAAGGATTAAATTATGGCAACATTAGAAGGACAATCAATAGCATCATCTTATGAACAGTTACTTCATGTAGATAGAGATGGTGGGGGTAACACAACAAATTTAGTAGATGTTAAAGATGGAAAAAATACAACTACATTTGCATTAAAACTAGCAACAGATAAAGTTCATGTAAATGGGTCACTTGGTATAGGAGTAACCGACCCAGCAAAGGCTCTTGAAATTGCTGGAAGTGGAGCAGAAGCAGAATTAATTTATTTAACAAGCACCCAAAGTGCAAATACATCAAATAGAGTTAGACAATCTCATAGATTATTAACGGATTCACAAGAAAGAACAAGTTTTTCATTATTATCTGGATTTAATACAATTACAGATGGTTCAAGAAACTCAATAGTTGAATTTAAAACAAGTAATGCTGGTACATTTGGAACAGTCATGACTATAGATGGTGGAAATGTAGGAATTGGATCATCACCCAATAGCTTTGTTTATTTTTATAAAGATATTAGCAATCAATCTACTTGGCATACTGATAGCAACTCTCATCTTGTAATATCAAATCCTAGCTCAACAAGTGGAACATCAGCAATATTAAAATTAGCTGGGAAGCAAGGTAGAATTACTTATGGACTTAATGCAGATACAGATTCATTAACATTTACATCAAGACAATCTGCAAGTTCAACAGCAGAGGTTGTTCATTTTGATAATAATGCTAATGTTGGAATTGGGACTACGTCTCCAAATGCTAAAGTCGACATACATGGAGATACTGGTACTTGGGGTGGAATGGCTAAAATATTTTTAACAGATGTAAATTCAAATTCAAGCAGTAGAAATTGGTCTGTTGGGAATGGTGGTACTGCTTATGGAGCATTGTCTTTTATTGTTTCAAATGCGGCAGATGGAGTTCCAGCAGATTCAACTGGAACTGCTGTTATGTCTTTAGACTCCAACTCTCGCATTTCATTAAGTAATAATGATGGTGGTGCTAATAACACAACAATTTTTGGATATTTAGCTGGTAACAATTCTGGCTCTGGTGCAACACAAAACTGTTATATAGGACATGAATCTGGTAAAGCTAATGTTTATGGAGATGATAATGTTCTTATTGGTTTTCAAAGTGGACTTGCTTTAGGTGCATCAAGTGGAAGTGTTCAGAACTCGCTTGTGGGGAGTTTGAGTGGTAGTGTAATAACTGATGGAGACTATAACACTTTTCTAGGATATAGAACTGGCTCAACTGGAACTAATGATATTACTACTGGAACATTTAATACTTTTATAGGAAAAGGTGTTGCGGGTTCATCTGCATCTGCAACAAATCAGACTGCTATTGGTGCTGATGTAACTGCACAAGGCGATAATTCAGTAACATTAGGTAATGCAGATGTTACCGATGTTTATATGTCTCAAGATTCACAAGCTTATGTCCATGCTCAAAATGTACCTAACCATGTAGCAAATACCATGAGTTCGCCTTACTATCGGTTTGATGGTGTAAATGATGAAATTGCTATTGCAGATAGTGATATTTTAAGTTTCGGTGATGGTTCTTCTGATTTACCATTTTCTATATCAGCATGGATATATATGGAAGATGCAACGAATTTCAAACTTATAAGCAAAGGTGTTTACGGGTCTACTCTTGAATACATTTTAAATGTAAGTAGTGATGACAAGTTGAAATTAGAAATATATAATGGTACTAATTTTGAGGTGGCAAGTACATCATCAACATTAACTGCTTATGAGGGTCAATGGATTCATGTTGCATCAACTTATAATGGTGTAGGGGGTGCAAGTGCAAATGCTGGGATGACTTTATATATAAATGGAGTTTCTCAAGCATTGACATTAAGTGATTCTGGTACTTATACAGCTATGCCAAATCAGAGTAGTGAGGTAAGAATACTTAATTATGCCGATAGCATTTATGGAAGAGGTAGCGTTTCATGTTTAAGAGTTTGGAATAAAGAACTTACAGCCACAGAAGTTAAAGATGACTATTCTGGTGCAAGTGTACCATTTAAATACAAAGGTGCTAGTCAGACTTCTTTAGTAACTGGAAGTGCCTCTGATTTTTCAGCAGATGATTACTATTCAAAAGATACTGGGATTACTGTAACAAGTGGAGTTGCTAGGTGGTCAAGTGCTGGAAACAATACAGCATTATATAAAGCTAGTTTACTTACAATAGGAAAAGCGTATAACATTACATTTACTGTTTCTGGTTATTCTGCTGGTGGTGTAAAAATATCTATTGGTAATTCTGGAACAACAAGAAGTGCAAATGGAACTTTTACTGAAACTGTTGTAGCTACAAGTGATACTTTTCAATTAATGTCAGTTGGAACAACAACACTAGATATAGATAATCTTTTTATTAGACCAGCTGGTGCAGTAGCTGAATATATGGGTTCTAGTGCTGGAGAAAAGGTCTGGGGTGATAGTTCTGGTAATGATTTACATGCTACTGTATCTGGTGCAACTTTAGAAAATACACCTTATGATAGTGGCACAGAATATGAAGAAGGTACTTGGAGTCCAGTATATAAACCATCTTCTAATTCATTTACTACAATGACAATGGATATAATTAGTGCTACTTATACTAAAATAGGAAGGCAAGTAACTGTTAGAGGTTCAATTAGAACAGATAATGTTTCAGTTGGAAGTGCTTCTGGCACATTAAGATTAGGTGGATTGCCTTATAATTCTGTTGCTACAGATGGAGAATCAGTACTAGTTGTTGGACACGCTTATAATTGGGTATCTAGTAATTTTCCTGCGGCTGGATATACTATAAGTGATTCTGATGAGGTTTTATTTGTACAAAGAGATACATCAAATGGAGCAACTGCTAGTATGGTAGTTGGAGATTTAACGGCTGGGGCATCTTCAGACCAGAATGGACTTATTTTTTCATTAACATATTTTACAGCTTAATTGGATAATTAAGTGGAATTAAAAACAAGGAGGTCTTAATGGCTTTAGAAAAAATAGTAGAAGTAGATAAAGTTGAGTTGGTAGGTGATTACTCAATTCAAGTAAGAACAGCTACAAAGGTAATGGATGGTGGTTCACAAATTGGTTCAACCAGTTATCATCGCCATGTAGTGCATCCAAATTCAAATTGGACTAATGAAGATGCGAAAGTAAAAAAGATTGCAGATGCTTTATTTGATGCAGATTGCAAGGAAGCATACTTTGTGTCACAAAATGGTTATCCTAGTGGTGAGCCTAGTGATAGTTGGACAGAAGCACAGTTAAAGAAGTATTTATCTGTTAATGGTGTTGCATGGACAGAGGAACACACTAAAGCACAGTTATTAACCAAAGCAAAAGCTAAGTACGGAGAGTAATATGGATTTTTTAAAATATGAAGATAAAAAGTCTAAGTCACTTGGTGGCTTTGAAAAGAAATCAGAAATTATCAAAGAAGCTGTTAAAGAAGAAAAAGATGAATTTGATGTGGTAATTGTGAAAGCTGAACCAGAAGAAAAAAGAGATTACATTATTTACAAAGAAAAAAGATACAACTCTGAAACTGGTGAGGCTATGGATGATTCTATTAAAGAATGGACTTTAGAACAATTAGAAGCAGAAAAAGCTAGGTATGATAAAGCTATGGAGGATGCTAAAAAACAAAGTGATGCTATAGCAGTTTGCATAGCAGATTTTAAGAAGCTTTAAACAATAACAATAGGAGTGAATCGTGGCAAAAAAAGAAAAAGAAATGCCTAAAGAACAAGAGATCATTTTATTTGATAAACCATATAAGGAATCAGAATTAAGTGATGAGCAAAAAACAATGATAAACCATGTAGCGGACTTAGATAGAAAGATTACTACAAGTGAATTCAATTTACAGCAACTTCGATTTGGTAGACAGGCTTTCATGGATGCTTTAAAAGCTAGTGTTGAAAAGAATGAAGAAGAAGAGTAATTGGATCACTTCAACGTCTTATGATATTCCTATAAAATGGGTTTATGAAAAAGATAAAAAATAATTTCTGGGATTCAGTACATAGGTTAAGTTTATACTTATTAAACATATCTTATAGAAAGCTGAATCCCTTACTTGGGAAAAATAAATAATGGATTTTATGAGTGTATATTCTGAGGCGGGAATGATTGGAGTGGTCGGAGCGATGTTTGTATATCTAGTTATTTCTTTATCTAATAAATCAGCAAAACAACAGGAGCAGTTAGAAGATTTAAAAGTTGAGAATAAAGGACAATCTGAAACGCTTGAAAATATGGAAGGTATGATTATAAAACTTATTAATAGATGGAATCAATCAGATGATAAGTTAGATCGCAAGTTTGACAGTTTATCTGAAAATGTAAATTCCGTTGATAACCAAATTTCAGAGGTGAAAGGGTCACTTTCTAGAATTAATGGAAGAAATTAATGGATAGCTTAAAAGTTTCTGGAACAAGTTTTGCAAGTCAAGCGATAATATTTATGGATATGTTACCCTATTTCTTAGGTTTAACAATAGCAGTAATGAATATTATATATTTGTATTATAAAATAAAAAATGAAAAGGAGCAGTAAATGGTTGGAAAAATAATAGCAGAATATTTATTAGACGATGAAGTTAAAGCTGATTTAATTGCATCCGTTAATAAATCTGTAAATGTACCAATGATAAACGAAAAAACAGAAGCTAAGATATTAGAGGCTATCTGGGAATTATTTGAAATGGCTATCAAAAAGAAGCTGGGGTTATAATGACAAATATAATAATAACTTTACTAACAACCTCATGCCTTCATGGATCAATTCCGGACATGATACAATATCCAGAAAGATATGCTGATTCAAGTTATTCTTTATATGGTGATGTTAAAAAGAAAAAGAAGAAAGGTAAAAAAATTGGTGGATCAAAAGGCAAAAAATCTAAGAAAGGTTTTTTCTCTAAAATATTTGGGAGTAAGTAATGCCATATCATACTGGTAAAACAAAAAAGAAGCGGTCTAAAAAGCCGAAAATGAAGAGAAAATTAAAAAGGCGATAGTAACTATGCCTGTACCACCTAAGACAGTTCAAGCGGTTGCAAGAAGAGCATTAGAAAGAAGAAGGGAAGCACCTAAATCTAAGAAGGGCGGTACAATGGTTGGAGTTTCTAGGGGTCGTGATTTGGCAAGGGGTGCAAATATCTCAATGAGATCAATCAGAAGAATGGTTAGCTTTTTTGCTAGACATGATACACCGGCAGAAAGAAGAAATAGAAAAGAAAAGATTTCTAGGGCTTCGATCTCTTGGGATTTATGGGGCGGTAATCCCGGAAGAAGATGGGCGGAATCAATAGTTAGAAGGATGAAATAATGTACAGATTCGGTAAAAGATCAAAAGAAAGATTGAAAGGTGTTGATGCACGATTAATAAATGTACTTAATGAATTGATTAAGATTATGGATGTTACAATTATTGAAGGATTAAGAACCAAAGAAAGACAAGAAGAGTTATTAAAAAAAGGTGCAACTAAAGTAAAATATTCTAGGCACATGGAAGGCAAAGCTGTTGATCTTGCTCCCTACCCTATTGATTGGGAAGATAGGGAGCGATTTCATTATATGGGTGGAATGATAAGAGGAATAGGTAAACAACTTGGAGTAAATATTAGATGGGGCGGTGATTGGGACTCAGATGGAGAGATTAAAGATAATAACTTTGATGACCTAGTTCATGTAGAGGTAAGGGATTAATGTTTCTGCATTGTTCACTAAAAAATAAAATTTGTCCTTTCTGTGGAGAGTCAAAGAGCATTATGTATTGTGGCATAGCTTCTGGTGAAAATAGAATAGATCAATTAAATAAATGTCCTTACAAACCAAGAAAAAAGAAATGAAAAAAACACCACTACAAAAAGCCTTAAATAATGAATTTTCAAAAGATGATGCTTTTTTTAATCTTGATACAGCAATAGAACTCTCTAAAAAATTAAAGGTTTATGATCTTATAGAGCCAAATGGAAAAACTATTACTATCGTTGCAGAAATAATTAACAGACTTCAAAATGCAGAATTTGAAGTTATAGACTATGGAGACTTTGAAGCGTGAGTACATACGAGCAAAATTTATGTGATTTAAATGATGTTTTATTTGTTTTACCGGAAGCATCAAAATACAACCAGAGATCACTCTTATCTCCAAACTGGGTAGCCTCTGGAACTTCTAACCTTTATAATCTTTACTCTCCCGGGTATATTGCATCTGATGCTGTTTTATATGTTGATGGGCAAGACTTAGGAGTAGAAACTGGATCAGAACCCTCAAGTAATAATGAATGGAGATACACAGATAATTTAATCCAATACTTTAAATCTGGTACAAATGTAAGCCAGTTAAATGGTTCGATCTGGGAGATAGGGCAAGATACAGATACCTTAATTACATCAACTATTATACCTAGAGCAAGTGATATGATTCGCTCAATGGTTCAGCAGCCACTATATCCAAGAAGAGGGGTAGGGATTGCAAGTAAAACTGGACATGACTTTCCAGAGGTTATTGTTATGGCTACTGCTTACCAAGCTGCAAATTTAATAGTGGGTGTATATGATACTGAATTAAGAGATGAATTAGCATCTCAAATAATGAATGCAGAAGAAACAGGAATCATTGACAAAATACGAAATGGATCAATCTCATTGTATCAACATAATGATCTAGCTCTTAACAAAGGAATTGTAAGAAAAAAGTCTGTTAATGGTTCAAGTACAGCAGATATTGTAGATATTAGGGGAAGATGTTTAATTGAGTATGATTTAATAGAAGTAAAGATAGATCAAGGTGGAACGCTTACAAGGGGAACAGATAATACTGTAATTACTTTTTCAACCAAAGGACATTCATCTGCTGGATTACAAACAGCCGAACTTGTTACAAATCATGTAATATCTGGGGGATATGATAACATAGGTAGAGGTTTAGAAGTCAGATTTTCATATGGAATACTAAATACTGGAGATTCTTGGGAAGTTGAATGTTCTGGTATTATAGAAGCACAAGCAACTCCTGTTAAAATGGTACGAGCAGAAAGGATATGATAGATTACACAAATCAAATTCATAAGGCATTAGATAAAGTCGCATCTGTAATCACAAAAGAAATAACAGGAGTACCATTATCATTTGATGAGAACAGGGGTAATAGTTCTTTCTGGTTGCAGCCTGTAAGTGATACATCAGTACAAAGATTTGCAACAAGTCAATTAAGAGAATATTCTTTTTTGCTTACCTATCAGATTACAACCGGAGGGCAATATTCAGAAAATGTATTTAAACAATTATCCAATATTGCAGAGCGTGTAAAAGCTATTTTTTCTGGACCTCAATCAAGTACAGAGGATGAATATTTTAATGGAGTTTGTGATTCAATAGAATACGAGAGGGATGAAGATGAAACAAAAGCGAGAGCAAATATTTCTTTAACAGTACAAAGGCTTGAAGTATGAAAATAAAAATTAAAAAAGATTGCCAGATACCATTAGGGAGTGGATGGTGCTTTTTAGAATCTGGATATGATGAAGAATTGATAATAAAAATCAATGAGGGCAAAGAGGTTAAAGTAGATAAGATACATCCCTATGCTCGTAAATTAGTTAAACAAGTTAAACCAAATAAAAAAAAGGATTAAAATATGGCTATATCCGGAACAGCTTATGATCCAAAATTATTTCAATTCCTAGTAGCAGAGCAGGATGACTTCGGCACAATAAACCCAACTTCTAGCGGTAGCCCAGATAATCCTTATGTTGCTCTTGATATTGATAGTATAGGATCACCAACATTAGGAATTAATCAAACTTTAGATGTCAGAAGTGGCTCAAGGGTTTTATTAGATTCAAGTTTTTTTCAAGACAATATTGCAAGTGTTAAAGAGATTTCTGTAAGTGGTACAGCAACAACAGAAGGACTTGATTTATTATTGTCTCATTTTACATTAGATACTGGTGCGCCTTATGAGATTGCCTCAAATGTCGCAACCTCTACTTATTCAACTGGAACAACCAACCAAACATCACAGCAAATTTTATCTATTGTTATGAAGTCAGCGGCAACAGATAGCGATTTAGCTTTTAAAGATTGCTTTTTAACCTCGCTAACTTTAAATGGTTCGGCTGGAACAGAAGGCGGTAGGATAAAGTTTTCCGCTACATTTCAAACAGGAACTAAATTAGCGTCTGGTGTACTCACAAATGCTAGTTTTGCAGCAGATACAGCGGTTACAGCAAATGATTATTTTATGAGTTCTTTTGATGCAGATGACAGAATTATAGCTGGTTTAGCAAATGCAGTAGTTAGTGATTTCTCTCTAACAGTTGATAATCCAGTAGTATTTTCTGGAATTACCTCAACAGGATATGAGCAAGTTACTCGATCCGGTGAAATATCTGCGACAGCATCATTTTCAATTCTATATGATAATAATTATCTAGATATGTTTGAAAGGTTTAACACTACTCAAGTTGCTGGATCATCTACTGGACAAACTTTATTAAATCATCAAGCAGCATTAGCAGATGGAAATTTTGGTTTTGATATGCCTAGATCAATTATTACAAATGTTGCTTTTAATGAAGGCGATACAATGATGCTAGATGTAGAAGTTAAAGCATTAGGAAATGGATCAAATAAATTCATTGGAATAAGTTGTTAATTAAAAAGGGAGCGCACAATGGAATTAAAAATCGAAGATCAGAAGATTGTAGTTAAGAACATTACTTACAAAGAGAAGCTAGGATTACAGGGTGAGTTTGCAGATGTTTATAAGAATGGTACTGATAATGTAAAACAGAAAGAGTTTAATATTCTACTCGGTAATGTTGCAGAGATTGCTTTTAATAATCCAGAGCAAGATTTAAAAAAGTATGATTATGACTTTCAATTAAAGATCTTAACAAAGTGCATGATGGATTATTTAGGTTTATCTGATTCGTCAAAAAAAGAAGATGGGGATTGAGTTATGCTGTGTGGCATTGGGTTTTTGATAGAGATAGCCACCAACAATATACGCTCCCTTATATCGCTCAATCCCCTATCTCAAAGAAGAAAAAGGAGTTTGCAACCATAGATGATATTTGGAATGAAATCAAACTTATTACTGAAAGCACAAAATTTAGTATTGGTCAGCAACTATTCTATTTATTACCACTATTTGCAAA